TGTTTGACTTGCAATGGTCATACCCCTTTGGCGATGCGGCTACAGCTGGTGTTGAAGCTGGTGGTTTTGAAATCCAAGTTCGAACGCGTGCAAGGAAGAGAGTTGCCGTAACCAAGAAAAAGGCTGGCATTACTGATAAAGTTAAAGCCGTTTCTTGGTCGGAGTCGGGTGGCAACCCGCAAACCCTTATAACCATTTTGGGCAAATACGATGGTCTTGCTAATGGGTCAATTGTGCAAATTGGCGGCATACCAGAGCCGTCAGCAACGAACAAACTTATTACCACAGGCGTAAGCATGAACGGCATATACAGAGTTCAAGAAGTAATTACAAATGGAACAACAGTGGTAGGATTCAGATACTATGTCATGACCCCAGATGAATCCAACGAAGAGTCTGAGGAACAGTTTAAATTAACCCCTGCTGGTTATCTGCTTGGCAAATCACTGCCAAGAGGATTCACCGTTACATACAAAAAGAAGCAAGGCGGAGCCTTTGGCAAATGGCTTACCGGAACGGAAAAAACCATAGAGACAAAGGGCCTTAATACGCGAGTCACGTGGGACCCCGCAGAGCTTGCCACAGACACCGAAGCGACTGGCGATAAGGGCATAGACCAAGATTATCAATTCCGCATTCGTGCCATTGCAAAAGCTGGGTCAGAGAAAGAGTCAGTGTATAATTACTCAGATTGGGCGCAGTATCCAATGGCAGATGACTACGTCACAGTAGGCTTGGAGGCAACTACGTAATATGGTAATGAGAAGAATTTCTGGCAAAAAGAAACGAACGCAATTTCGCAGTGACCCCGTGGCGTCTCCAGGCCAGGCTGTGTCTGGTCTGTCTATAGACGGGCCAAACATTACCCTGGTAAACCCAGCGCCAACCCAAGACTCCTCAGGCAAGATGGTTCCTGCCGGAACACCAATCATGTCCGTGGGCGTAACTGATACAACAATCAACGCGTCGTATATCAAAACCGGCGTGCTTGACGCAAACCTTATGCGCACTGGCCAAATACAAACAATTGCCTCTTGGAACAGCCGATCCTACGGTTCCGACCTTGACGCCATTGAGGCGCAGCAAGGATTTACTGGTGGATACGTCTACCTGCAAGATTGGTCAACGGTGTCGGAGAACACTGTGTATGCAGAGTTTGCCCCATGGGGAACGTACGAGTCTGGCACCACAACCGCAACCGTTGGCGCCAGCGCAATGTTTGAGGTTGGCGACTATGTCCGCGTAACAGGTGCGTACTTTGGCGACCCCGACCAGCTCACGCGGTCTATTGGCCTCAACGCAAACGTTGGTATTATTGACCAGAAAGACGGTCCGCTTGGGTACGGGGAAATTGTTGCCGTTGATACTGCCGGGACAGGCATTACCTACACCGTGTCTAACACCAGCAAGAGCACGCTTGATGCTGGGCTTGTTGCAAAGAGTCAGCAGTACATCCCAACAATCTCAAAAGCGAACCAGGTTCTCTCTATTGACGCGCAGAGAATTTCCGGACCAAACCCAGCGGGTATTTACTCCGTGTTTGTTACCACCTCTATGCCGCATGACTTTGTTGTAGGAGACTACATAGAACTGGCTTCGTGCGGCCCGGTCTACTCAGGCGTTTGGTACGTCGTCAGCGTCCCTTCGGACAATACGTTTGTCTTCCGCCATCGCTTTAACATTGACTTTGGTGCGGTCATCTCGTCGCAATCATTGCCGTCTATTGACGCCCCCGTGGCGATCCGCGTGCGCAAAGCATACTCCGTTACCTCAAACGGCGACCTGACCTCTGCCTCATTGAACATCCGCACAGCTAAGACCCAAGACGGTGGCGAGCCAGTCTTCCAAGTGCTTAATGACAGCATTGTTATCCGCAAGCCAGACGGAAGCATCCTGCTTGGCGTCACTGCTGGCGGCTCGTTCATTGACATTGGAACGGTCACCGCAGACGAACTCACCGTGGGCGGAGACATTGACCCCAACCAGATTGTGCGCGTCGGCACTAACGTCAGCCCGTCATTCCAGGGCATCTGGGCAGGAAATGCCAACCCAAACTCTGCTGAGTTCTCCGTTGACCTTGACGGCAATCTTGTCGCAAGCAATGCCAACATCACAGGTACGGTTCGCGCGTCTTCTGGACAAATTGGCGGATTCACTATCGGTGCCACTGCTCTAACCGCCACTAACATTGTGGCCAATAGCTCTGGTTTTGTTAGCGTTGGATCAGGGAATAATGTTGCGGTCATTAGCGGTGCTGATGCAAACTACCGCATCTGGGCTGGTAACTCATCTCCAGCGTCAGCAAAATTTGTTGTTGACAAAGCGGGAAACGTTACGGCAAGCGGCACGCTATATGCAAACAACGCTAACATTACTGGAGCAGTCAACGCAACAAGTGGCTCATTTACTGGAACGGTAACAGCCGCTACGGGTCGCATCGGTGGGTTCACCATTGGATCAACTTCCTTGACTGCCACCAACATCGTCGCAGATAGCTCAGGATTTGTCAGCGTTGGCTCTGGAAATAACGTTGCGGTATTGAGCGGCGCAGACACAAACTATCGCATTTGGGCTGGCAACTCAGCTCCAGCTTCTGCCAATTTTGTTGTTGACAAGGCTGGCAACGTCACTGCCAGCGGAACGCTCTACGCCAGCAACGCCAACATTACAGGTGCAGTCAACGCTACAAGCGGTTCGTTCTCTGGAACAGTTACCGCAACCACTGGGCGCATTGGTGGTTTTACCATCGGCGCAACCGCCCTAACCGCCACCAACATTGTTGCCGATAGCTCTGGCTACGTGAGTGTTGGGTCCGGAGACAACGTCGCCGTCATGAGCGGGGCAGACGCCGACTACCGTTTCTGGGCAGGGAAGGCTAATGCAGCTACGGCAAACTTTGTAGTAGACAAAGCGGGAAACATTACTGCGCGTTCATTTAGCCTTACAGGCGTTGGAAAAATTGACGCGCTTAGCGCTATCACCATTTCGGATGTGCTTGCAAATAACGTGGTAACCAACGCAAAAATTGCAAATATTTCTGCCAGCAAAATTGATGCTGGATCACTGACCATTACACCTTCTTTTAATTCCGCAGCAATTACATCAACTAACTTTGTTGTTACCAATACTGGTTCGGTAACCGCCTCTGATATAACCCTAAGCAACTCAGATGCCGTTATTGTTGGAGCTTCGCAGGTTGGCTCTGTCAACATTAAGCCGCAACCAGTTGGCAGCACGAACGTTGGCGGGGCGCTATTTACTGTTTGGTCTAATGCAAAGCAAAACTCTGCGGTAAATACTGTTTCTTATTCTTCTTTCAACATTAGCACTATTACCGGCGGGACAACCGTGGGGGCAACTTGGACTGTTACAACAACAACTGCTCATGATATTGGGGTTGGTCAATACGTATCATTTACCGGCCTATCGGGTGGAACGGGCCTTAGCGCCTGGTCCCAGGTTTCCACCCAGACTGGAGCGGTGCGAGTCACCGCCGTGCCTAGCAGTACTACGTTCCAATTTAAGTCCCCATATGCATTTGCTGCCCCAACAACTTCACAACCGAAAGTTTATGGATACAAAACATTAACCCTTGTGGCGCCCGGTGGTGTGTTTATCGCCGACGCTATTAGCTCAACATTAAGTCCTGGAATGATTGGCGTTGGCTCTATGGCGCTTGGATCTAACTTTGAAAGTATTGGTGGAGACTCAGCTACGTCTGGCATTGATGGAACGCCAAAGCCTGCAGACGGAGAAATAGTTTTCACTTCTGCAACAACAAACCCAATATATGACGGCGGGGGGAACCTGTATTCCTCTGATGGAGCAACCACCATAAACACAAGCGGCGCATTTACTGCTGGGTCCCATATTACGGGTGACCGCTTAGTTGCCAATGGGTATTTTTATACTTATCATGGTGGTTTGTATCTGCGTGGCGGAACCGTAAACCCAACAATTTATTTTAGAAACTCAGCAAATACAGATTTAGGAAACATTACGCATAACGGTACATATTTCCAAGTTAGCGACAGGATGGATGTTACTGGAGCCCTGAACTCTAGCAGTACAGGCAGCTTTAGTGGTTTGATTACCGCAACTGGCGGAGTTACCGCTAACGGGGTAACGCTAAATGGCACTTACGACTTGAACGCTTATGGCTCAGGAAGCTCTATTTATATCAATCAAACAGCGGGCATTTATTTTACTGACACCTCAAAAAACGTTCAAAGCAACTTGTACTACGTGACTGGTGCCGCTGCTGGTTGGCGACTTACTGGCGTGCAAACAGTGGGAACTGTTGCGGCGTATTGGAGTGCCAACGCAACAACTGCGTATCTTGGCCGCCTAAGCTCTTCTCGAAGGTATAAAGAGAATATTTCTTACACCGATTTTGACATTGAAGACATTGTAAAGTTGCGCCCAGCAAACTTCACGGTCAAAGAGGAATTTAGGGCTAACATAGAAGACGAAGACGGCAATCCAACTGGCGAAAAAGAACCGGCGGAAACAAAACTGGGCATTATTGCGGAAGACGGCGAAGATAATCCTGCCTGGGAAGATCTTGTTATTAAAAACGAAGATGGCCAAACAGATTCATGGGCCTACCAGCACATGGGCGTTGTGCTCCTTTCGGCAGTGCGCACTCTTTACGCTCAAAACAAGGCATTAGAGGCTCGAATCGCAGAACTAGAGGCGCGTGAATAAATAACGACCTCCAGGTAAAATACTGTAAGCCCCATAGCGGGCAATTCAGTATGGAGGTTCTTATGGGAGTTCGATTTAAAGTCAAGTCGCAGCTCGACCACGAGGAGAAGGGCGGCATTCTTGACGACTGCGGCCCATCGTCAGTCGCGGCAATGGTTTCTTGGGTGAACAAGTACGCTCCGGGCGGAGATTTCTCTGCTGCGGACGGCATTGCAGCCAAGACTAAGGCTACTGGAAAGATTGACAAGCAGGGCGTAAGCGACAACGGCTCAACCCTTGGTGATCTTATCCTTACCGCGAAGCAGCTTGGCGCGAAGGCGCGCTGGGCCAAGGACTGGAACGACGTCATTACCAGCGCCAAGAAAGGCGCGGCTATTGGCGTGTGGGTGGAGCAGCCGTTTGGATATCCGGCAGACCTTGAAGTGTCTGAGTGGCACGAGCGATGGAAGAAGTGGTGGTGGGTCAAGCAGAAGCAGCCTAACCGCACGTATGGCCACATGACTGCTGCGGTCTGGGACCCAGAGTTCGGCTGGCAGTGGGCGTGCCCAACGCGATCCGGCAAGGGCAAGGAGCAGTTTGGCGTGCAGATCAGCGAGGAGACCCTGCTGAAGCTGTGCGACAGCAAGCGCCTCTCAAAGAAGCACGTTGCCCCTGCGTTTAAGCACACCATCATTATTGAGGCCGGCACTGTTGTTGCCGCAACCCCAGCACCAACCCCAGCACCTGCATCTGCGCCAGTTCCGGCTAAGCCGGTTCCATGCCCAGCGTGCGGCGGCACTGGTATCAAGAAGTAATTTGGAGGTACACAATGAGCGCAATTGTTTCAAAGGTTAAGTGGATTCTCGACAATACGGGCGTTGATGAGGCGCTTCTTGAAGCGGTACGCGTTGGCCTTGCCACGGGTATTGCGGTCATGCTTGCGACCGGCGCACCAATCCTTGACATGACGGCACAGGACTTCCGCACGGTTGCCTCAGGCGCCATTGCGGCGACGCTCCAGGTCATCGTTCGCGCCCTCAACCCAGAGGACACGAAGTTTGGCGTGGGCAAGGCAAAGGCTGTAAAGGCTGAGGAGAAGGCCGCGCTTGCGGACACTGCTCACATTGCTGGCTCAGCCATTGACACCGACGGCGACGGCATCCCTGACGAGCTTGCTGGCAGCCTTGCTGGCGAGACGGGTTGGGACGACGAAGCCGCAAAGTAATGTGGTATAGTCTACTTACGGCAGATAGCCGCAAGTACAAGGAGGCCAGTAATGGTCAAGAATAACAAGGTGGCCCCAAAGGCCCCAGCTAAGCCGGCTGCAAAGCCTGCTGTGAAGGCTGCCGCTAAACCTGCTGCAAAGCCTGCCACCAAGGCAGCTGCGAAGCCGGTGAAGAAGGCTCCTGCCAAGAAGGCCGTCGTGGCCCCAAAGGCTGAAAAGAAGTCCCTTCTTGGGAAGGTCGGGTCCTGGTTTAAGCGATAACGCCAATCAGGATGGCTGATACGGAGAGCGCCCCGCATGTGCGGGGCGTTTCTCTTTAGTCGAGATAAATGTCGGTGCCTGTGCCCCTGCGGTCAATCTTGGACCAGCCTTCGCCCTTAAACACAACGCCACTGAGGGAGATCAATTTTCGCATGGCGCGTTCGCAGCGCGGGCAGGGATGCTCCGACTCATCGGACATGGGGTGAACGATTTCCACCACAACTTTACACTCGTTGCATGCATAGTCATATGTCGCCATGCGGCGATTATACACTACTCTTCGTCATCAAACGACACGCGAAGCGGCATGGTGACTGCCCAGGCAAACGTCAGGACGGCAAGGGTTGCCCCCACAAAATCCCGCGTCTCACCGTCCGGCAAAACAATCCAACCAACCAGCAGACCGAAGATGGTCCACGACTGGCTCACCACATCATTAACCGCCTGCGTCAACAGGCTCTTCCACTTGCTCATTTCAGACCTCTCCTCTGCCCATTCTGGGCCGCTTTTAGTTGTTGCGCTTTGGCTTGCTGAGGCTTCTGCCCTCCGGCTCTCCGTGCTCCATGGCGGCGACCGCCTGCTTTGCCTTTGCCCTTACCTTTGCCACCACCGCTATCGCCACCGCCGCTAAACCCACCGCCACCAGAGCCTGCTGCTCCCCGTGCGGCTGCGGCTGCAGCCTGCGCAATCGTGGTCATAATGACTGCTGGCCCAACAACCGTTCGGGCCTCTTCCTTTTCTTTTTCAGTAATATCGTTACCAAGATTTGCAACAGTGTCAATAGCAGCGCTTACTGCCTCGCCCACTGCGGCAACTGCTTCGCCAACCGCTTCGCTTACCGCCTCTACAGCAGCTCCCGGATCAATTGGTCCAGGTGTGTCAGTAGGTACAGGGCTGGGATCAACAGAAGGGGCAGGAGAGTCCGTAGGGGTGGCCGTCGGTTCGGGCGTCGGCTCGGGTGTGGCAGTCGGGTTCGGTGTTGGCTCATGTGTTACCTCCGGGGTTGGCGTCGGTGTTGGCACCGGCGTAGGGCTTACAGAAGGCTCTGGCGTGGGCGTAGGAGCCACGCTGGGGCTTGGTGTTGGTGGTTCTGGTGTCGGAGTAGGGGTTGGCTCAGGGGTGGGCTCTGGGGTCGGCGTAGGGGTGACTGTAGGCGTCGGGGTAGGCTCCGGGGTCGGCAGGACGTACGTGCTCAACCAGGACTCCGGAACAACCCCATAGCCAGAGGGGCTGCCGTACCAGAGGCGAGCGCAGGCTCCGCCGCCCCACTCGTACATCCAGATAGAAATAGGCAGGGAGACCCCAGCTTCAAGAGTCATGTATCCCTCGTTTGGCCCAGACCAGTGGCCCCCGCAGCCGTGCAGGTTCCAGTCAGACAGGGCGACCGTGTCGCCAATGGTCATGTGCCAGCCGTCATCCGACCAGTTCAGCCACTCCCACTGTCCGCTTTCTGGGACGGTGATGTACCCAGAGAAGTGCACAAGGAACATGTCCGCGTCGCAGCCCTCTGCTGCCGGGCCGCCGCTCCAATCAAAATCAACGTTGGGGACAATTCCCGAATAGCACGGCGCATTGCTTGGTGCCGTGTCCCACGGATGAACGTTTAGGTCGTTGTAGTTGTTGTACACGCGCATAACCAAACCGGAAACGTTAGGGACCGGGGTTGGCTCTGGTGTTGGGGTTGGAGTTGGCTCTGGGGTCGGAGTAGGCGTTGGCTCTGGGGTAGGCGTTGGCGTTGGCGGCGGGGTAGGTGTCCACGTAGCCGAAGGCGTTCCCGGGGCAAGCGTTGCCTCAAAGTTGCTGTGCAGGTAGTAGTGATTGCCGTAGAAACGATCTGCCGTAGGGTCGCCACAGCAGACGCCAGCGCGCACGCGATATTCTCCAGCGTTTACTTGAATCAGGATGTTAGATGCAAGCGAATAGCCGCCGGTATGCTCTGTCCAGGCGTCGTCGTTGGCGGCAATCAGATTTCCCTGGCCGTCATACAGCCAGAGCATTGAGTCAACAATGCCGCCGCACCATCCAGCCGTGGTGTCATCGCATAGGTCGGTCCAGAGATGCAACGAGCTGTTTTCTGGAACGGTAATCCAGTAGTCCTTTGTGGCGTCAACGTAGTTAATCTGACTTCCGGAAACGGGGTTTACCACTAAGCCATAGGCAAATGTGGTGATAATAAGCCAAATAGTCGCAAGGATTGTAATAAATTTAGTATTCATTTTCCCTGCCCCGACAACCACGTAACGAGTCCGCCAACTCCTGAAAGGCCGAGGATTGCAAGGATAAACTTTGCAAGTCGAAAGGCGCCCCTCGTTTCGGCCATTTCGTTTTTAAGCGCGTCAATGTCTCGTTGAATGCGATCAAGTCGATCTAAAATAATATCTGACTGAGATTTTGTCATGCGTCCTCCCTCTCCTTGGTGACGCTCGTATTGTCGCAAATAAAAAACGCGATTGCATTAGCAACCGCGTCTACTAAAAAAGATTACAAGGATATTATTCTGATTAAAGTTTATCCAGCACCAAGATAAACGCACGCCAATCGATTGACAGTGCTTTCATTCACAATTTCGGCACTTGCACTTGTTGTTTGAACAAACCCAGTAAGTCTAAAAATATCTCCACTGTTGAAATACCTATAAACATTGAGTGTAAGAATATCTTTTGTTGTGCTGGTCTGGTTTTGCGTTTGGTTTTCACAAACTTTAGAACCACCAGAAGAGCCGGTCCAAAGAGAGATTGCGCCGAACCCAGAACCGCCAAGTAGCCGAAGCGAAACGCAGATGTGGTAAAGACCAGCCATGTTGAGGGTAATGTAATGCCCTGTTCCGCTTGCTGTCGCCGTCGGCATTTTCCCAGCTATTCCATATGACGATGCGCTGTTCCACGCAATAATATTTGACGTCGATGAGTCCGTTGCGGTCAAGTCTTGCCCGGTATTTGTAGCGATAAGCGCGGCCATAAGATCGGTATGACCGCCAGTGCCGGTAAGTGCCATTCCGCCAGATCCAATATTTAAATTGCTAAATGTTGGGGTCGAAGTTGTTGCAATTGATTGCGGCAACGAAAGAGTAACGGCGCCAGAGACGGTATTAGCGGTTACTTGGTTTGATGTCCCAGAAACACTGGTGACAATAGAGTCACTACCGCTTGTTTGCTCAACCCAAGTAGTTCCATTGTGCACATACAGTCTAAGTCCCATTTACTTCCCCCTCTTCAACAAAAGGCTCTGCCCTACTATTTCTACCGATAATTTCTCCAGTTTCTGCATCTTTAACAATTTGCACCCAAAGACCCTCTTCTTCATTATAAATTGCTTTTTCAATAATTACATCCATTATCCAACCTCCCAATACCTTTGAGCTCCGCCAGCAATGATTGATGCGCTTGCGTCTGTCGCCAAAAGGTCAGTCTGTCCACTGCGCACATAACTTCCTTGATTTCCAGTAGCAGTGCCAAAACCTGTTGGTGGGGTATTAGTTGGGGAGAATTGGCTGGGAAGAGTTGTTCCAACCACTATTATGGCCACCCAGTACGATTGACCCGCAACAAGATTATACGTTGCTGGATAACCACCAGCCGTGTCAAAATATGCTGTTATTCTTGACTGAGAAGGTGCATTAAAAAAACTTGGTAATGATGCGGTTCTTGCCTGAAGCGTGAAAGTTGACCCGCTTCGAGTGTATAGCCCCATTCGACAAAGTGTTAATGCTGGGACAGTTGTTACGCTGGTGTTATTGTACGTAGAAAAAGAACTAACCGTAAGGTCAAACATTGAGACAATTTTAACATAACTAACTTGACCGCTTAAAAAACCTATACCGCTACTGCCGGTTAGCATAGGCGGGCAAGAAAAAACGTAATTTGGGTTGCCGTATTGATTTATGTAAATGTCTTTTTTTAATTCTAGTACAGAATTTGCAGTAGCCGCATTAATTGTGGAAGAACTACTGGTGCTGTTGCTTAAACTGTTAATTCCCTGAGAGGAGCTTGAATCAATCCAGATATCACCAGCCACTTTACCAATCGGCGCTACAGGGCCATATGAAGCCGAATTGCCTTTTAATGCAACCCATGAAGAACCATTATAAAAATACGTTTTGTCCGCAACTGTATTGTAATAAAGATTTCCTTCTTCGGCAAAACTTGGTGCATTTGACAAAGAAGGAATATTCATAGAGCTTATAATTTTAGTCATTTATACTCCATTAAGATACTTCCGCATAAACGCGAGCTCCACCTGTAACAGTCGAGCCGACAAAAGTTGCTGGAAGATCAGTTTGTGATTGAATTTCCCAAAGAGGTGCCGCAATGGCATTCCCAACAGTTCCAGCACTAGTGCCGCATGCCATGGTGCCCCCCGAGGCGCCAACAGCTAAAATTGCCAAATAGTATTCACCCTGGGCAACAAAATCATATGTTGCAGGATATCCGCCGGCTGTAGAAAGGTTTCGGTCGTACCTTGTGTTCGCCGCATTAAAAATAGTTGTGTCTGATGCTGTTTGGGCAACTAATGTAAATGTTGTTCCTACTCTGGTGTAAATGCCAAATTTATATAAAGTTACTCCAGCTGATTTTGCTGCAACACTAACAAAAGAAATTGTACTTACTGTGATGTCACGTTCTGGAGTAATTCTAACCGCTGATACAAACCCACTGTTGTTAGTTCTGGTGTTGTTAGTAACAGCCCAATGTGGCATAGTCGCTATCCTTGTTGTACTATTGTACCAAAGTACCCCATAATCTTTTTTTACTTGCAACACAGCATTTGCAGTTGCTGCTGTTGTTTGTGAAGTGCTATTTGACGAATCAGTTAGTGATATTGGCCCACCAAGAAAAGAATCAGAGTCAATCCAAAGGTCTCCGGTTTGATATGAGCCACCAGACGGTTGCGACGTTTGATAATACACTGACCCGCTTGCAACAACAATCCAAGACGTACCATTATAATAATGAAGCTGGTCTGTTGACGTGTTGTAATACACGTCTCCTTCTTGCGCTGTTCCTGGCGCAGAAGAAAGAGATGGGATATTTAGCGTGCCTACGAATTTAGTCATAGGCGTATCTTACCCTATAACAACGACTCGGTAGGTCCCCGCAAGGCTAATTGTGACGGTCAAGGTGTTTGTGGTCGCCGTCACAATGTCGCAAAAGACTTGCGCGTCCGTTGAGTCGTAAACGGAGACAACAACTGCCTTAGTCCCAAGGTTGTGGGTAATCGTCTTTGCCTCTCCGGCGGTCCAGGTGGCGCTGGTGTTGTAGCGCAGGGCTCCGCCGTACGTAGAAGCGATTGCTGTGCCCTGCCATGTGCCGCTTGTGATTGTGCCGACTGTTGCAATATCGTTGTCGCCGGTATATGTACCGCCAGCAACTGCCGCAAGGGTGCTGTTGTATGCCTGAACGTCTGTGCCAATAGCAAGACCAAGGGCCGTGCGGGCTGCGCTGGCGCTGGTTGCGCCCGTACCACCGTAGGAAATTCCAACGGCTGTGCCCTGCCATGTGCCGGTTCCAATTGTCCCGACCGACGTGAGACTCGATCCGGTTACGCCGCTTCCGAGGGTCGTACTGTTGAGCACGGAAGTGCCATTAATGTAATACGCTTTTCCGGTAGCAATGTTGATGTGCTCGGACGAGGTCCAGGCATCGGTTGCGTCGACCCAGTTAAAGGTCTTATCCGTGGTGCCCTTAAGGGTAATACCACCCCCGTCGGCAGTAATGTCAGTTGGTGTGGCAACAGAACCAAGCTCGATGTTCTTATCATCAACAGAAACCGTCGTTGAATTTATTGTTGTGGTTGTTCCGTTGACTGTTAGGTCACCGGACAGAACCAGGCTGGTACCGGTTGCAGCACCAATGTTTGGCGTGACGAGAGTTGGAGTGTTGGCAAATACCAAGGCTCCGGTACCTGTTTCGTCGGAAATTACTCCGGCAAGTTCAGAAGAGGAAGTTGCGGCAAACGCGCTAAGCTTATTAGCGGTAAGTGCAACGGTACCACTTGCGTCTGGAAGCGCAATTGTCCTATCCGCAGTGGGGTCCGTGGCCTCCAGACGAGTTTCGTTGACGTCGTCTGTTGTTCCCTCAAAAGAAATTCCGTGAGTTGCAGGAAGATAAATTCCGTGAATAATTGGCGTGCTTGCGGTAGCGGTAAGAGTCACGCCGTCAATCGTTGGGCTTGTTCCAAAGACCAGCGCGCCGCTTCCTGTTTCTCCAGTGACCGCAGAGGCCAAGTTTGCGGACGATGGAGTAGCAAGGAACGTGGCAACGCCAGTTCCAAGGCCGGAAACACCTGTGCTAATCGGCAAACCAGTTGCGTTGGTAAGCGTGGCACTTGAAGGCGTGCCAAGGGCGGGGGTAACCAACGTTGGGCTATTGGCAAACACCAAAGAGCCCGTTCCGGTTTCGTCGGAGATAACGCCAGCGAGCTCAGAAGACGAGGTTGCAGCAAAGTCGCTCAGCTTATTTGAGGTGCTTGCTTTGCCTGCGGCAAGGTCGTAGGCAGCCTTAACAGCCGCAGGAACCGCAGCGGTGGTCGTGGATGTGCTGCTGTACGAGTTTTCAAGCTGAACAGCGCCTTTCTGCGTGGTTGTTCCATCTTGAATAGTGATGTTTGGCGTGTTGCCGCCAGATGAGGCAAGCGGGCTTGAAGCAGTTACCGAGGTAACGGTTCCGCCACCAGTAGCAAGCGTAATCCACGCTGCCCCGTCATAAACCTTTACCGCGTCAGAGGCGGTGTTGTAGTAAATCTGCCCCTGAACAGGAGATGCTGGGTCAGTGGCAAGGTTTTGGATAACAGCATTCTGCAATTCATTTTTCTGCAGGTCTAGTACGGTCAAGAATTTCATGTTGCTCTCCTCAGTTTAGATACGCTTTACCGCCAAAAGCGGCAACAAATTGCACAGTAAGAGTATTATTGTCTATGTAGGTAATGTCGCCAACTACCAGCGTTCCTGCACTGTCAACTACCTCCACCGATGGGAAGCAAGATAGGTTGTGCGAAATAGTCCAAGTTGCCGAGGCGGAGTTTTGCGTGTGGGTATATGTTGAGTGAGATGCTCCGCTACCCTGCGGGCCTTGCGGCCCGGTAGCACCAGTAGCCCCGGTAGCGCCAGTGGCCCCGGTCTCTCCTTGAATGCCCTGTGGCCCCTGCGGGCCGGTAGCGCCCGTAGCGCCGGTGGAACCCGTGGCACCCGTTGGGCCCTGCGGGCCTGTTGCCCCCTGTGGTCCAACTGGCCCCTGAAGCCCTTGAACGGTGCCGCCAGAGGCGGTCGTGACCGTCAGCGTTGGTGTGTTTACGGACACAGAAACTGGATTCGTTGTAGCCGTAACGCTATTGCTTTGCTGCGTCACATTGATAGTTCTGGTCTGTTCCGAAACCTCAACGGTCATCTCGTAACTTCTCCCGTGACCGTAAACAACCCAGAGATAAGCTTGGTCATGGCCCCGCCAACGGGATTGACTTCCAGGTCGTAGACATACGTCCCAGGAGCAATAAGGCTTAGCGCCTCGTCAGAAACATATACGGTGACTGCGCCGTTTGTTGTGCCAAGCACTATGCCGGTTGTGGTCCCGTTGGAGCTGGACAGCCGCAAGAATGCCTCTTGTGCACCCTGCCTGCGGCGCACGTGCATAGCGGCGGTGGCGCCCGTAAGGTTTACAAGGTTGTTAGACGCGTCGCGGTACACCAAGCTAATAGTTAAATAGCTTCCCTGCTCGGCAGTAATGTCATAAGTTGTAGACATAGGAATCCCCCTTGGGCGCATTTTATGCTGTAGGCAGATAAATGACCAGAACGGTAGTTTCTACGATTGGTATGTTATCATTGTTACATGGCAAGACCAGGCCGCATGCCGGCAGAACAACTAGCAGCACTCCGGGAGCGCATTAAAATGTTGATGCTCCAGGGGGTTTCCTTGTCCGAAATCTCTGGAATTGTTAATTTAAGCGAAGAAACTGTTCGCAAGCATAGCTACGTAATTAAAAAGTCTTGGGTAGACCCCAGCCCAGATCCAGCCACAAACAAAGGTGAGCTCATTGAACGGGCAAACCTGGTTGCCAAGATGGCGGCAGCGGCAGCGGCACGGGCCAAGGGGACTAACAACGAGGCGCAGTTTCTGAAAATCCAGCTAGAGGTCATTGACCGCATTGCCAGGCTTACTGGGGCCTACGAGCCGGAACGCACAGAAATTACAGGCAAGAACGGCGCGGCAATTCAGCTCTCTGCCGTACCACATGAGATTGACACCCTTCCCAAGGAGCAGCTGGCTGCGCGACTGCAGGCATGGGCAGAGGCAATGAAGGAAGAGCCCATAGAGGGCAAGGCGACAGAAATTGAGCCTTAGTATTAGCAACAGCGAGTACAGGGAGTGGCTGCGGAAGAAGGCGGCCACCTCAGACGCGGCGTTTGCCGAGTACATGAGCGGTCTTGTTTTCCCAAAACATTTGCGCGAGATGGAAAAGTTCATGGACAGCCATGATCGGGCTTTGGTGCTCATGCCGCGCGGACACGCTAAAACTACGGCGCTGATCTTTCGCGCTGCAAGGATTATTGGCATGACCGAGGGAAACATTCGTATCGGTATTTTGACCGCCGTGCTTGCCGACTCAATGTCTCGCTCACGGGCAATTAAAACCCTTATTGAAAGCCCGCTTTTTGCTGAGGTGTTCCCGTGGGCGGCAAACGGGGTGGTTGGCAACAAGTGGACAGACGAAACATGGACAATCAAAGGCGTCAACATGGGCAAAGACGCTACGTGCTTTGCGGACGGTCTTGGTTCAATTAAACCGGGCGCCCGTCTTGACCTGTTGTTTGCGGACGACATGGTTGGCATGAAGGAAAATGCCACTGCCGTGCAGCGCCAGAAAGCCTCTGATACCTATTGGCAGGTGGTAGACCCAATGCTTGTTCCTGGTTCTAAGAAATGGTACGTGGGCACAAGGTGGCACGAGGATGATTTCTACGCCGAGCTTATGCGCAAAGGGATTCAGGAGTACCAGCGCAGGGCGATTGAAGACGACCAACCCCTTTGGCCAGAGATGTACACGATTGAAGCGTTAAACCAAAAGAAAGAGGAGCTTGGGACTCCTATCTTCATGCTGCAGTTCCAGAATGACGTTACCTCTATGGGTGGAAATATCTTCCGGCACGACTGGTTTCAGCGCACAGATAAGCTTCCGGAAGGCGCCAGAAGGATTGGCGTTGACCTTGCTTCTTCTATTAGCGAGCGAAGCGACTACACCACGGCAGTGGAAGTGCTTGAAGACGAAGACCATAACCTGTATGTAGTTGGCGCCTGGAAAGAGCGCATCAACGAGGGGCACCAAGAATGGCTTACGGGCATTACCCGCAATGGAGATATCGGGAATGCAAAGGGACCCAAGATTCTTTGGCCGCAACGCATGCTTAGCCTGCGCGGGTTGAACTATGATGCAGAGGAGCCACGATTTATTGAGTCGCTAAACATTGAGGCCGTACAACACCAGAGCACGTTTGTTCGGGAAATCCTCGGCACGACCAGCCTTCCTGCTCGCGCAATCCGCCCAGACAAAGACAAAGTAAGCCGAAGCCGAGCCCTTGCCGCGCGGTACGAAGCGGGAAAAGTCTTCCACTTAAACGGTGCCCCTGGAATTGACAGCCTGGAGCATGAGATGCTTTCTTTCCCAAACGGAGAGCACGATGACTTGGTGGACGCTCTTGTGTACGCAGCGGACCTAAGCGGAAACTCTTTCTACTTTACTGCTGGAAGAAGATTCTTTTAATCCCACCAGTCAGCCCACCACTCGCCATCACCCACATCGTACAAATCCGTGTTGAGGTAAAGCAGGTCGCTGGTGGTAGTGCGGTATCCGCAGCAAATTGCCCCAGAAGTTGTGCCAAAAAACAGCACAACCATTGCGTCATAGGTCTCTAACCCATACATGGATGCGGTTGCGGCAATGGCGCCACTCACAAACGCTGCAGCGCCTGACGTTCCGCTTTGGCGAACCTGCCCTTTCGTTGGGTGATACACGGTCAGGTTTTCCCCTGGGGCGTAGAGTGAAACGCATGGGCCCGTATTAGAGTTGATGTAGCGGAGATCAAGGCGAGTCGAAGCGCCAACAGTTAGCGCGTTATCCGCCCGTGAGGGGCTGTAGTTGCATGCGTTGCGCCCGTCGTTTCCTGCGGCTACAACAACTGGAAACCCAGCGTCTACTAGCTCATTAACCTTTTCATCTAGCGAAGGCGTTTTGGGTCCGCCTACGGACATATTTACAATTGAAGTTGCTGGATCTGCGTTTGCCATAATCCAGTCAAGACCAGCAATAATGTTTTTTGGGTTGCCCTTACCAGCGCAATTCATGACACGCACGGAGATAATCTTTGTCTGCTGCGCCAAACCAAGGTTCCGCCCAGCAATAATTGAGGCAATCATGCTGCCGTGGTACGTTCCGCACGCAGTCTTCCCGTCGGTAAACGCTGTGTATCCCTGCTCTACTCCGCCGATAAACATTCCAGAGTCGTAGACGCCACTATCAACAACGTACACATTGACCCCGGCGCCGTAAGCCTTGCCGTTCCAGCTCTTTCCGTCAACGATGTGCTCGCGTTGATTAACGCGGTCGTGCTCCCATCCAGTAACGGTAAATAGATTGGGGTCAATTGTGTTTGGAACGACTGCCAACGCGGCAGCAAGAACAAAGCGGATCATGCCAACTGCTCGTTGATCGTCTCTGGCGTGTTCAAGTCTTCGTCTACAAACACTGGCGTCCCCTCGCCAACCCAAGCGCCCTGAATGTTAAAGGAGAAATACTCTTCCGCTTCAGCAAAAAAGTCGCGGTCGCCACGGTAGGTGTCGTTATCGTCAAACTCCTTGTTCTCCCGCGCCTCATTAGCAAACTCGTTCACAAGCTTAGCAAGGATCTTGTTCTTGCTGTACACAATTAGTGGCTTGTTGAACTGCCAACCAAGGCCAATAATGCAATCTTCCCAACCATCTGCCAGCAAAACATCGTATGCTGGAAGCTTAGACTTCTCGCTCATCTTCCCTCCTTTTTACGCGGAACAGCCGCGCATCCCGACACACCACACAACGGGCGTGCTTAAAATCCCGATGCAACGTGTTGCCTGGGATTGCCTGAACAGCCTCGCTTTGTCGGTCGTCTCCGCAAATTGCGCAGACCCAAACTTCTTGTGGCTGTTCATAACCGTACTGGATTGTGTCACTCTTCTTCGACAAGGCGAGCCTCACAGGTATTCAGCCACATAGAAACAGGGACAATCTTGTCGTCCCTTGTTTGCAGTACACCCTTGGTAACAAGCTGGCGAACCAA